GCCAAATTTTTACATGCACGTTTTAACATCCAGGTGTCAAAAAAAATGCCAATGCCGCGCAAACCGCACGCGCTCAAAGTATTACACGGCACAGCAAACCGCAATAAATTCCGTCAAAATCCTAACGAGCCAATTCCAGTGGAAAGCATCGGCGATGCGCCGACCCATTTAACCCAACAAGAGATTGATTGTTGGCATGAAATCCGTGGGCAGGTTTACGAGGGCGTACTAGGCAGCGGGGACCGCATCGCTATGGAAATAATGGCCAAGTTACTTGTACGGTTCCGTTACGGCCAAGTAGATACTCCGATATTACCTCTTAACGCCGCAGAATTGACGCGGCTAGTTGCATTGCTGTCACATTTCGGAATGACCCCCGCCGACCGTTCTCGAGTTTGTGTCCCCAAAAAACCAAAAGCCAATAAGTTTGCTGATCTTGAATGAGCCAATCCCCGCACGTTGACAAGGCGAATCTATATGCAAGCCAAGTTATTGACGGAACTATTCCAGCCTGCTGGCAAATAAAGGCCGCCGCTAAGCGATACTTTTCAGATTTAAAAAAGTCAGAAGAACTAGAGACTTATCCTTTCTTTTTTGATTCAACAGCCGCTGAAAAAGTTTGCAGATTTGTTGAAGCCTTGAATCACACTAAAGGTAAGTGGGCAGACAAAAAAGAATATATAGTCCTTGAGCCTTGGCAATGTTTTTTTATTTGCAATGTGTTCGGCTGGAAGCGTCATAAAAATGGCAAACGCCGATTTCGCAGTGCCTTGTTGCTGGTTCCACGAAAAAATGGCAAATCAATATTGGCGGCCGCGCTTGGGTTGTACATGCAGTTGGCAGATGGCGAGTTTGGGGCCGAAGTGTACAGTGGCGCCACTACCGAAAAACAAGCGTGGGAAGTATTTCTTCCTGCAAAAAAAATGGCAGAAACAAACGAAGATTTGAGGACACACTATGGCCTGCAAGTTAATGCAAAAGCTCTTATAAAACAATCAGATAATAGCAAATTCCAACCAGTGATTGGCAACCCAGGGGATGGGGCGAGTCCATCTTGCGCAATCGTTGATGAGTACCACGAGCACGCCACCGATAAAATGGTAGACACAATGGTCACCGGCATGGGTGCTCGGGAGCAACCGTTGTTACTGGGGATCACTACGGCCGGCGATAATTTGGCGGGCCCGTGTTACATGTGGCAGAAGGATGCGGAACGGATTCTTGACGGTACGATTGAAAATGATGAATTGTTTGCACTGATTTATACCATTGATAAGGACGATGATTGGTCAAAAGAGGAAACAATTAGAAAGGCTAATCCCAATTACGGCGTCAGCATAGACCCAGACTTCCTCTTAGCGCGGCTGAAAGAAGCTAAAGACAATGCACGCAAGCAAGCCGTATACCAAACAAAGCATTTAAACGTCTGGGTTGGCTCAAGACAGGCATTTTTTAATCAGCTCAAATGGGCTGAATGTGGCAATCCTAAGCTGCAACTGAGCCAATTTATTGGTGATCCTTGTATTATTGGCCTTGATTTGTCAAGCAAGGTCGATATAGCGGCGCTGTCAATTGTTTTTACAAGAGATAATGGCAGCTATGTAGTATTTAATAAGCATTATTTGCCAGAATCACAGGTATTAATTTCCGCCAATGAGCACTACAAGACATGGGATGCTGGCGGATGGTTCAATGTTACTGAAGGTGAGATGATTGATTTTCGTCAGATATTTGACGATATCTTGGAATTATGCTCTACTTATAAAGTGCTAGAGGTGGCTTACGATCCTTATCAGGCCACCATGCTTGTCACTGAGCTCATGGCGCAAGGTGTCCCAGTGATTGAAGTTAGACCCACCGTGCAAAATTTTTCAGAACCCATGAAACAGTTGGACGCTTTAATCAGAGCCAAAAGATTGGCACATAATGGTGACCCGGTGTTAGCTTGGCAGATCGGCAACGTAGTTGCAAAAACAGACGCTAAAGACAATGTCTACCCGCGAAAAGAGCGGGACGAATCAAAAATTGACGGGGTTGTTTCTTTGTTGATGGCTCTTGGCCGGGCAATGACTCAGCCGGAAGAGATTGATATCTCTGATTTTTTAAGCAATCCGATTAGGGGTTAAATAAATATGTGGCGAACTCTTTGGCGGTGGTGGAACGGCTTGGATCGCGAGCCGGGCACCCAATCAGGCATGCCACAGAGTTATGCTATTCAGCCTCCGGCAAGTGTTAGTTTTGATTCTGCTATGCAGATATCGGCTGTGTGGGCATGCGCCAGATTATTGGCGGAAAGCGTAGGCTCATTGCCCCTTAATTTTTTCCGAGAGGACTCGGCCGGTAAAAAATCTAAGGATTACGGAGAGTTATCCAGGCTTTTTGGCGGCAAGGTTAATCGATACCAGACGCGCAATGAGTTTTTCGAATCGTTAATGCTTAATTTGGTCCTGCACGGCAACGCCTATGCACTACGTCAATACTCTGGCGATGGTGAATTGATTGGCTTGATGCCTCTAATGTCTAGCCAGGTCGAAGTCAAGATGCTCGAAGACGGTTCAATTGTCTATTATTACAAATATAACAATGACATAGTAGCCTATTCAGACCAAAGAATATGGCACAACAAGCTTTTCGGAAACGGCGTTGTTGGGCTGTCTGTACTGGATTATGCCCGCAATACCATTGGCATCGCCATTGCCGGAGAGGATCGAGTTAGCCAGTTGTTCAAAAATGGCGGCAAGCCTACTGGCGTCTTGATGGTCGACAAACTGCTTAAGCCTGAACAGCGCGAACAAGTCCGCAATGAATTCAGAGACTTAAAGGAAGGGAACAGCGATAAGCTGATGGTTCTTGAAGTCGGCATGAAGTACGAACAAATTAGTATGAGTCCTCAGGATATACAATTGCTTGAATCTCGTCGGTTTCAAATTGAGGACATTTGCCGGTTTCTTGGCGTTCCTTCCGTGCTAATTAATGATACTTCTGGGTCTACCACTTGGGGTAGCGGGGTGCAACAAATTGTTGACGGATTCTATAAGTTGAATCTTCGTCCCTATCTAGAGCGTATCGAATCTAGTCTTATTGCAAATTTAGTGCCAGCAGAAGATAGGGATGGCCTAGAAGCGCGCTTTGATCTTGACGCTTTATTGCGCGCAGATCGCGACGGAAGAATGGCGGCCAATCAAACAGCTATTAACAGTGGCCAGCTAACACCTAATGAAGCCCGCGCTTTTGAGGGCCTGCCGCCAATCCCTGGCGGCGATACATTGTTGGTTAACAGTACGATGATTCCACTTAGAGAAGCTATAGCGAGGCAGGAAACTGATGCATTACAAACAGTTAGCGATTAATGACGCCGGTTTAAAATTTAGCGGCGACAATATGACGTTCCAGGGCTACGCTAGTGTTTTTGGTGGCGTTGATTCATATAACGATACCATTGTCAAAGGCGCTTATGCCGATACGCTTAAGAGCCGACAGCGGCCTATCCGTATGCGCTGGAATCATTTTGGCCCTGTTATTGGTAAGTTTAACGAAATTTTCGAAGATAGCAAGGGATTAATGGTTGCTGGAGAATTGACGCCAGGCCATTCGGTGGCTGCTGACGTTTACGCTTCCATGAAGCATGGCGCCGTAGATGGCCTTTCAATCGGCTATTACGTCAAAGATTATAGCATGCGCGGAAATATTCGCGAGCTAAAAAAAATTGAATTGATTGAAATTTCGGTGGTTGAGGAACCAGCCGACCTTGGGGCAAAAGTGACCGGGGTTAAGGCTGATGATGATTTAATCGACCAAATTTTGACGCTGAAAGATGCTGAAGCTCTCTTGCGCGAAGCAGGCGGGTTTAGCAAGGCCGCTGCAACGGCTTTTGTCAGTAGAATCAAAAACTTGCGCGATGCTAGCGATGATTCGATGAAGTTGCTAAAACAAAAACTGAGTCAAATCAACCTAGAGAGGCAATAAAATGAGTACTGAAATCAATGAAGTTGTTGATATTGTAGAAAAAAAACTTGACGAAAGCGTCAAAAAATATGAAGAACAAGTGAAATTAGCTGGTTCAGCATCGAATGAAATGCGTGCTGAAGTCAAAAAATTGTCGGAAATGCATGCTGAAGAAATCAAGAAGATTTCTGCGCGCATGAAAGAAATCGAACAAAAATCGCAAGAAGTGGTCAATGTTGGCCGCGCCCAACAAAAGAGTTGGGGCGAATCTTTGATTGCTTCGTCACATTTTGAGGATTTCAAAAACCGCAATCGTCAAAGCGTACAGGTATCTGTGAAAAATACTATCCTCGGCGAAGGCGGTTCTCCGCAAGACCCGATTGAT